CCCCCCCCCCCCCCCGCCCGTCCGGCGGCCCCCCGGCCCCGCTGGCCACGGCCAGCCAGTACCAAACGCCAGATTTAATCTTCATCGGTGTCCTCCTTTTCAGGTTCCGTATAAGCAAGGGCATCAATTGTCTTGTAGGTAAGCGTTGCGACACCTGCCAGGCGCATGTCGTTCCTAGTGGGGAAATAGGCGTTCAGAATCTGAGCGGTTGCAGAGGCCAGACAGTCAAGCACTTCCGTGACGTTGCCTTCGGCTCGGATGGTGGATGCTTCGCTGTCGATGTAAAGTTTTGCGTTCATGCGGATTCTCCTTCCTGAATTTCAACGCCTTCGATCTGAGAAAACCGATCGGCATTGATGATGTAGCGCCAGCGGTTTGCAGATGTCTTGACTCCGTACCCCCACGGGAATACGCCCTGCTGCAAGCCCTTGCCGACCGTTTCCTTGTCAACGCCAAGCAGGGCGGCAGCCTGTTTAAGGCTCAGCTGCCGGATGCCGCCGTGTCGTTTGGGGACAGGATCGGTGTGCTGGGGCGCATCCGGCGCAGTGAAGTATTCGACATCCAGCCCAAGGGCCGCAGCCATACTGCGCTGTACGGCATCGGGCGGCACTTGTGCACCAGCCAGATATTGACAGATGGACGCTCTGGATCTGCCGGTCATCCCGGAAACCTGTATCTGATTCAGATGCAGGTCTTTCATGGCTTTCTTCAACCTGTCTTTGAACATGTGTCATTTCTCCTTTTTCTCGGTCGGCAGCCCATCCAGCAGGCTGTCCATGAGGGCAGCGTAGAACGGGTAGCCTTTGGCAACGATGGTCAGGCTGTCGATGGCGTTGGTAAGGAAGCTCTGGGAGCCGCGTACCACGTTCTCCATGGTGCGCACCGTGTCGCAATGCTGGCCGTAAATAGCCTTGAACTCGCCGCACAGGGCCTTGACCTGCATATACTTGGCCTTGCTGTCCTCGCGGTTCTTGCGGCACTCGTCCAGAAAAGCGGTGTTCTCGTCCAGTTTCTTCCGGGCTTCGATCACCCGGTCGATGGCGTTCTGGATGTTGGCATCCTGCACGGCCCGCTGCTCTTTGTGCTGTGCGGCCAGCTGCTTCTCCATTGCATTGAACGCGGCAATGTACTTCAGCTTCCACTGCACGGCTTCCTTGCCGGTAAAGCCCATGGCCAGCAGGGAAAAGCCGTCCCGGTTCATCAGGTACATGGGGTACTTCTGGTGGTTCTGAGGGTGGGTGTACTCGGATTTGAAGAACATCTGGGTCACAGCTGAATTTTCAGCGCTCTGGGTCACAGCGCAATTTTGCGCTGTGATATCTTTGGGGGTCTGCGCAATTTTGCGCACCCCCTCCAGAATGTCCTCGATTGCGCGAAGAACATCTCGGTGGTTCTTCCCGAAGCGCTTAGCGACTTCCCGGCTGGATGCCACCGGTTCGCCGTTCTGGGTGGATAAGATGATGTCGTTCATGGTGAAGATGTACCTCCTTGTGGGTGGCTCCCTTCTGCGGTAGAATAGAGGGGCAGAAGGGAGGTGATAAAATGCAAAATTTTTACGAGTTGAGCTCTGCAGCTCAGACGGCAGCATACCAGCTGTCAGAACTCAGCAATTATGTGTCCGAAGCAGCGAAAATGGCGGATTCTGTTCGCATGGTGAGCAACCAGATGAAATCGATTTACCAAACCGCAGAATGGAACAACATGGCGTACCGCTTGGCGAAAGATGCCAGATTATGTGTGCCAGAGTATCAACTATCCAATCTCGCCAAGAATCTGGCTGGTCAGGCCAGAGCAAATCTCAATTTCACCAATCAGATTTCGGCGCTCTACGGATCGGCAATGGAAAGTCCCGCTTTCCGGTTATCGACAGAAATGCTGAATTCCAATGTGCTAAATCTCACCACCGCACTCCGAACAAGCAACATTACAAATCTTTACTCAAATGCTGCGGCTTTTGCGGATCAGTTAGACTCGATATGGAGCGAAAGTACTTACAGCGAAAAAGAATCCGAAACCGTGCCGCTGGCAAGTACTCAAGCTGTTCTGGATGAAGTCGAACCACTTCTACCTACAGAGGCGGTTGAAACTATCAACGCCAAAATCGCCGAAGTAAAAACTCCGGATAATGCAATCCCCCAAAAAGACTGGGTTGGAATTATCAGCATCATCGTTACAATTCTTCTGTTTTTGGCAGGTCAGGCATTGTCCAGCGAACATGACAAAAAGGAAGAATCTTCATGGTCTGCAACGGCAGAATATCAACAGGAAATGCTCGAAATACAGCGAGAGGAAGCAGAAAGGTCAGAAAACTTCAGACAGCGCACGGAGGAGCATTTCAAAATCGTTGAGGATACGAATGAGCGAATCGCCGAGGCTTTGGAGATGCTCGCCAACCAGAGCGTTGAATTGGATGATCGAGGTCAAAGTGTCCTCGATTCGGATGATTCTCAAGATGATGCAGAGGATCAAGATTCCATACAGGCCGCTCAGCAGGAACAAGCCGATGCTGAGGATTGACCTGCTCCGTTTAAGCTCCTGAACTTCCTTTTCTATCTTCGCCCAGCGTTCCTCTTCCACAGGTCCGCTGGGCTTTTTGTTGTTGTCCATGTGGTTCACCTCCTTGTGGTTGGCTCCCTCCTGCGGTATACTTGGGCAGAAGGGAGGTGGAAATCATGAGTGATGGAAATAAAATTCGGCACAATCTGGCACTTGCTTATGCAAACAACAAATTGCAGATTGCGTTGCAGCGCGGTGAGCGTCCGCAGGGTCTTGACTTGAATGACCCTGCACAGGCAGCCTGCGTACTGGCTTCTTGGTACAGCGACTGTCTGGAGCAACTAATCAATCTTGAGGATAGTAAGATTTATAGTCCCTCCAGCATGGATTAAATAATCCGGTCATCGCGCTCAGTTTTTACGGATGCAGAAAGCAGACTAATGATTCGCTCTGCGTCCGAAAAACTGACATTTTCGCTCTTGAGCTGCTCGAACAGCTTGAGGGCGATTTTCTTTAAGCGCTCGGCGTGTTCGCGGCGCTCTTGGATTTCTTTCTGGATGTTGTTCTTCATCTTCTTCACCTCCTTTGGATGAACTTGCAAAAGTGTAATTAAATTCCACTTTTCTTGCAAAAAAATATGGAATCACGCTGCTGCATGTCCATGCCGAGAGTATTGGCCAGAGTGTCAATTTCACTGGCCTTAAACTCGGTCTCGTTATCAATTTTCATCTGCAAAGCATACGGTGTCAGGCCCATAATTTCGGCAATGGCCTTATATTTAAGCCCGGAATCTGCAATGATGGAACGCAGCGCATTGGTGTCGGTCATGGTTGTCACCTCCTTTCAAAGTGGAATTGAATTCCACTAACCACATAATAGCACCGAGTGGAAATAAAGTCAACCTTTTTTGAGGAAAAAATAAAAAATACTTGAATATTATTCCACTCTATGATAAGATAAGAGCGAAGGTTGGTGATTTTATGGCAACTCTATACGACAGAATCAAAAGCCGCCGCACGGAGCTTGGCTTAACAGTCGAAGAACTGGCTCACAAGATGGGCTATAAAGATAAATCTTCTATAAGTAAGATTGAAAATGGTAAAGCCGATATCCCACAATCAAAAATTGCAGCATTTGCTGATGCGCTGCAGACCACCCCCGCCTACCTGATGGGCTGGGAAGAACAGCCGGAGCCCAAGAAGCCTACCATCCCCCCGGGCTTTGAGCCGATGCCAAAGATGAAGAAGATCCCGCTGATCGGAGCCATTGCCTGCGGGGAACCCATCACGGCAGAGCAGAACATTGAAAAAATGGTGGACGTGCCGGAGAACATCCGGTGCGATTTTTCCCTGACCTGCCACGGTGACAGCATGGTGGATGCCGGCATTCACGATAAAGACGTGGTGTATATCCGCATCCAGCCGGAGGTGGAGAACGGCGAGATCGCAGCGGTGCGCATTGATGGTGAAGCCACCCTCAAGCGGGTATATTACAACCCCGGCACGTTGACCCTGATGCCCGCAAACCCGGCTTATGCGCCCATGATCTACACCGGCCCCCAGCTGGAAGAGGTGCACATTGAGGGCAAGGCCGTAGGCTGGACGCACTGGGTAGGGTGAAAAGCGATATTTCACTAAAATTTGCGAAAAATAACCAATAATTGATTATTTTGCAAAATGAGTTGACAAAATCAACAAAAACGCATATAATAGGGGTGCATCTTTACAGGATGCCGTCAGAAACATGATGTTTCAAAATGCTTAACAGACCCCTGGTAGTAAGCCCCCCGCCGATATGGGGAAGGCTGAATCCTGGGGTCTTATTTTTTACCAAAGGAAGTGTAACACAAATGGCAAAGACAGCAATTCTGGTTGATGGCGGCTTTTACCGCAAACGTGCAGCCCACTTGTGGGGCAAAAAGACCGCCGAGGAACGTGCGAAGGAACTGAATGCTTACTGTATGGCTCACCTTCACGATAAGGACGGCAACGAGGAGCGTCAGCTGTACCGCATTTTCTATTACGATTGTGAGCCAGTAGGCCGCCGCAGCGTGTACCACCCGCTGACAAAGAAGAATGTGGATTTGGACAAATCTGATACTTATACATGGACGCAGACCTTTTTGGAAGAATTGCGGAAGCGCAGAAAATTTGCACTCCGCCTTGGTACATTGTCCAACCAAATAGCCTACAATCTGCGCCCGGATGTGACCCGCAAGCTTCTTGCTGGCACAAAGCAGCTGGAAGAGCTGACCGAGGACGATTTCGTTTTTGTGGCTCAGCAAAAGGGCGTGGACATGCGTGTTGGTGTTGATATTGCGTCACTCGCGTATAAGAAGCAGGTTGATCAGATCATTCTGATTGCCGGTGACAGTGATTTTGTCCCCGCTGCCAAGCTTGCCCGACGGGAGGGCGTGGACTTTATCCTTGACCCGATGTGGGCTGATATCAAGCCTGATCTGTTTGAGCATATTGACGGCCTGAAGAGCCAGTGGCGTAAGCGCAGCGAAAAAGCTGAAGCGAAGAAGTAAGGCCAAACAATGTGCAAATTTTGCACATTGCTTCCAGCCGTTGCAAAATCTGCAACAGCTCAATAAAAACAAAAAACGCCCCGGTGCTACCAACACCGAGAGCGTTTGCAGAGTGGCTTGCCCCAGAGGGTACAATCCATCATGAACACTTGTATTGTACCACCTCCGGGCAGGCTTGTCAAAGTGTACCCTTGTGTATGGAGGTGGATTTTATGAAAAAGAGAACCAACACGGCATTTTGGGTCGAGAAGGAAAGCCGCTGGTGCATCGCGGTGCAGAAGAACGGTACCCGCAAGCGCTTTTACAGCAGCACGCCGGGCCGAACAGGACAACGGGAAGCAAACGCAAAAGCGGACGCATGGCTGGATGACAGTATCCGGGACGGCAGGAAGAAGGTAGCCACCCTCTATGCCGAGTGGGTGGAAGAGCTGAAGCTCACCTGCGGCACATCCTATGTTGAGCAGTGCAAGAAATACGGAGATTACTATATTCTGCCTGTCTGTGGGGACATCCGCATTGACGAGCTGACCGAAGGCGATCTGCAAAAAGCCATCAATATGTCTTTCAAAAAGCGATGCCTTAAAAAGGAGCGTCAGCGTAGGTCAAGCGACAAGCCTTTGAGCCGCAAGACCATTATGACGATCCGCTCAACGGAGATCAGCTTTTTGAAATGGTGCCGCCGGAACAGGTACAGTACGATGTTCCCTGAGCTGTCTATCCCGAAGAATGCCCGCATGGGGAAGAAAAAGATTTTACAGCCGACCGCTTTGAAAGTTCTGTTTGATGTGGACACCCGCCTTTACTATGGCAAGCTGGTCTTTGACGAGTATATCTATGCCTACCGGTTTGCAGTTGCTACAGGTGTACGCCCCGGTGAACTTGTGGGGCTCTGGTATGGTGATATCAAAGGAAACACGGTCAATCTGCGCCGCAGCATCAACCGGTTGGATGAGGAAACCACCGGCAAGAACGAAAACGCCATTCGCTCATTTGACATGGGCGAGGAAGCCCATGAGGCCTACGAAGCGCAGGTAGCCTTGCTGAAGGCTTCCGATATCCCGCTGAACTATACCACCCCTTTGTTCCAGATCCCGAACCAGAGAGCTTTATTCAAGCGCTGGAAGAAGTACCAGCGTGACAATGGCATTGAGCCTCAGGTCACGCTGTATGAGATGCGGCACACTTTCGTCAGCATTGAATCCGGCGTATTGACCGACAGCCAGCTGAAGATGCTGGTCGGTCACAGCAAGAACATGGATACTGCCGGAGTGTATCGGCACGAGCTTGATGGTCAGAGGGAAGATCTTGCTGCCGCTACCACCGCGGCATTCAAAAAGGCACAGGCCTGAATCTGGTAACAGTTTTGGTAACACTCTTTTTTGTAAATGTAGCAAAATACATGGGCTACAAACCAACCGCACTACCTTTTTAGCAAGTGTTTAGGCGCGTTGCAGATACGTTTTTGACGTCGCTCAATCATTTTTTGTTGTTCGACCCCCACTACCCGCATAAGAGAAAAAACGCGATGAGTTCTCAGAATTCATCGCGCTTTTTCTCTTATATAATAAATAGTGTTGTTCAAGGTCTTCTCCCTCGCACAAAAAGAAACCGGTACAAAATAGGTACACCCCTGATAGACATTCCTACGGGTTGGGACCCGCAGGCTAAGCAACAGCAACGGGTTGCGTTAGCTGATTTTTCCGCAGCCCCTTGGCAGGGCTTTGAAAAATCAGAACGCGGCCCCAACAACTCCTCCCTGTTTCAGCCGCAGGCTGCGGTCGTCGTTGTTGCACTGTGGCTTTGCTTGCGGCATAAATGCCGCCGCCTTGTTCGAGATCCCCTCCCTCGCACAAAAAGAAAAACCAGCACACAATGTGTACTGGTTTTTGGTGCAGTAAAGCAATCCAAATCCGAACCATTTTCCTTTGATGCGGCTTGGGCCGCTTCCTCAAACGTGATGGTCTGTGTACCTTCTTTATAGTTAAAGGTTATCAAAACCTTATCATCGTACAGATAAATCGAATTGATGAACGTATCCACCAACGCTTGCCTCTGGTCTTTCAGGCTCATGTCCAGTTTACGGAAGCGCATCAGCCAGAAACGGATAAATTCCTCTTTGATTTTTGGCTTTGCCAGCTTTTCTTCCGCAATGCGGGCTTCAAGCTCACGCTTGGTTTCTTCGAGCTGTTCCAACCGTTCCTTGGTGGAACTGGTGAGGATTCCGGCTTGAATTGCGTTGAGCATATTCTGGATACCCGATTCTGCATCCCGGAGCTGTTTCTCATAGAGAGGAAGGTTGGTGTTCTCTCGGTCTTGCAGCTCCATGACCTTGGCGATAATGGATTCCATGGCGGCATCGTCCCGGACAAGCTGCATGGTCTGGTTCACCACCAGATCTTCCAGCCACTGTTTGCGGACAGTTTTCTTCTTGCAGCCCTTCTTCTTTTTGGCCGTGGCACATTTATAGTAGCGGTGGACTTCTCCCGTCCGGCTTGTGCCGCTTTCGCCAAACATCAGCGCACCGCAGCAACCACAGTGCAGCTTGGTTGTCAGCAGGTAATCGTCCTCTGCCTTTCTTCGGGCAGGGGCTTTCTTGTTTTTGGCAATCTTTTCCTGCACATCATCGAACAGTTCCAGCGGCACGATGGGCGGAATCGCATCCGGCACGACCACATCCCGGAATTTCAGTTCTCCGATATAACGCCGGTTTTTGAGCATGTGCTCCACGCTGTTGTAAGTAAATTCGCCTCCGACCGGGTTCTTGATGCCGTTTTCATTCAGCCAGTCCCGAATCTCTTTCATCGTGAGGCCATCCCGATACTTCGTGAACGATTCCAGCACGAAAGGGGAGGCAAGCGGGTCGATGTGAAATTTCCGCTCGGAATCCAGCGTATATCCAAACGTTCCACGACCACCGTTGCAGCGGCCTTTCAGGATGTTCTCTGTCTGTCCACGGACAACCTTTTCGGCAAGGTCGGCAGAGTAGTATTCTGCATAGCCCTCCAGAACCGATTCCAGAATGATACCCTCTGGCCCCTCGGAGATGATCTCCGTAGCCGACATGAGCTTGACACCGTTCTTCTTCAGCTGGGTCTTATACCGGGCACTGTCGTAGCGATTCCGGGCAAAGCGGTCAAGTTTCCAGACCAGAACAATATCAAACAGCTTCTTGTCGCTGTCCTTTATCATCTGTTGGAATTGAGGGCGATTATCCGTCTTGGCAGAGATGGCGCGGTCAATGTAGTGCTTGACGATAGTGATGTCATTCTTTTCGGCATAGGCCGTGCATTCACGAATCTGGCCTTCGATGGATTCTTCGCGCTGGTTATCACTGGAATAGCGGGCGTAGATCACAGCGGTCATGGCAAGCACCTCTCTTTACACGTCATTGAACGGTGGAGCGTTCTTTCAAAGCACTGTTTCGTATAATGTATATACCATGTTTTGATGGAGAAATCAAGACTTTTTATTATCTTCAGTTTTTCTTTTTGAACAATTGACCCAACAGCCACCCCTCTCGTTGAAATGAGGTGACTGTTGGGCCGACTTGCTCGGATTCCTTTATTCTTCGTTTAGCTGGACGATGGTATTATAAAAGATTTTGTTTGGAATAACGACTTGAAGAACACCCTTTTTCAAAAGTGCTTCTATGCGTTTCATGACATACCAGTCACTTACCGGAGCAGAAATCGCTTTTAATACGTCTGCGGTAAGTTCACCAACCGAAATAGGAATTCTCGATACTAAACTAATAATTCTCTGGTCGAAATAATCTATGTTAACGCTTTTAACATCGTTCGCATGCCAAATACGCATGGAGGTGTTTTCGTTTAATAGCTTTCCCCATCTTTTGGCATACTCAGTAATAGTTTCTTCCGTCAAATACTTTTGTGAGATCTTATCGGTTTTCCCTTCCATAAATTCTTTCAGACCTTCTCTGGATGCAAGCAAAATTCTATTTGTACCATACTTTGCTGCATAGTAACAAATATAATAAATGCCGCACCAACAATCGGCAGAACTCCTGACCCAAACACGCAGTGGCTTATGATTTATCATATCACATTGAACCGCATTCGCTGTACCATGATATTTCGACCACAGTTGTCTAGCTTCAATTTGGCTGTCAGGATAATATTCTGAAAGGCAATTCACGAATTGTTTGCAACGATATTCTGAATCGCAAGCATATTGAAGTTCTCCCATTGATAACATAAACGGAAACAACTTTACACTTTCGACGATGCCTAAAGCTGCTAACATATTGACATCACTGGGTTCAAAAACAATTTCATCCATAGCTGGTCAAAATCATAATTTCGGGATGGTAACTTGTGTAGTTGCACTCCAATAGATTGGTTTGCTTGAGCCAACCACTCCAAAATAACACCCAACGCTGCAATCAAGATAAGTTCCAACATCATAGAAGTCATATGTATAGGTTGTATTATATATACTTTGTTCTGGAACTAGTGCTGTCGTTGAAAATGGGCAGCTTCGTTCGATGTTATCGGAATAGCTCGTGTAGTAATCCGTTCCTGAAACATTTTTTATTAAATCCGGGCCAATACCGACGGTAGTTCCACTCATATAAAAGCCCAATCCATTGGCCTTTGTATAAAGAACTCTCCATGTTCCATCAATATACGATACAACTCTTGAGCCGTCTGTATTAGAAACAGGAACGCGCATTGGAACCTCGGCCAAAACATAAAATCCGAGATTCTCTTGTTCTTGCACAGAAAGATTGAGAAGTTCTTCTATCGAATAATCATCGATCTTTCTCTTATTTCCAGTTGCAAATGCTGGCTGAATGGTCAGGAGAAATAAAACCGTGACCAATAGAATGGAAATCAGCCGTTTGATTTTGTTAGTCACAGTATACTGCCTCCTAATTTATTTTTTTTCTTCACTCAATACACTAAAGCTCCATTGGAATCACCTTCATTAAATTTTCCCCTTCAGGTGTATACTCCTCGGCAAATAAATGTGAACCATACAAATGCTGAAACTACTAGAATACTGTTGGAATAGAAAATATTGTGACCTTACACTGCTTTGGGTGATTACTTTGCTTTCCTTCATTGAATAGCTAGAACAACAGCTACTATCAAGAACAAAGTTGAAAGC